CCAACGCACAGACGATAAAAGTAGGAAAGAATAGTGGACTACCAAACACTTTTTAACATCATCCTTGGCGTTGTGATGACGATTATTGGGTGGTTTGGCCGCTCCGTGTGGGAGGCTAGTATCGCGCTTCGTTCAGACCTTTCTAAGCTCCGCGAAGAAATCCCTCGCACTTACATTTCCCGTGAAGATTACCGTTCAGACATCCGCGAAGTGAAAGAAATGCTGACCCGCATCTTTGACAAACTAGACTCCAAGGTGGACAAATGACGTTTGAAGAATCTTTCAAAGTACTTATCGGGCACGAAGGCGGATACAGCGACGACCGCAACGACCCCGGCAACTGGACTGGTGGAAAAGTGGGTGCCGGTGAAATGCTGGGCACCAAATACGGCGTCGCTGCTAACTCCTATCCGATGGAGGACATCAAGAACCTGACGCTTGAGCGAGCGCAGCAGATTTATCGCCGGGACTATTGGGACAAATTGCACGCTGACGATCTCCCCAAGCAAGTGCGTTTTGCTGTGTTTGACGGCGCGGTGAACTCCGGTGTGGGTCAGGCTGCGAAGTGGCTTCAGCGGGCCGTTGGGGTTAAGGATGACGGGATTATCGGTCAGGGGACGTTAGCGGCGGTGCGGGCAATGGATCAGTACAAGCTCGCTGCGGTGTTCAACGGTCAGCGCCTCAAGTTCATGACCGAGTTGAAAGTTTTCGATAAGTATGGTAAAGGGTGGGCACGGCGTATCGCCGAGAATCTGATTAACCTTCCGTAGGAGGAGCCTCCATGAATCTCAAGTTTTTCCTAGATCGTGCGAAGGAACCCTCTACTTGGCGCGGCGCTGCGGTCATGGTGGGCACGTTGGGCGTTGGGATTAACCCCGATGCTATACAGCAGATTGGTCTGGCGGTAGGTGCTGTCATCTCGGCCATCGAGATTTTCCGCAAGGAAAAGTAAATGCCCCTTAAAAAGCTGATATTTAAGCCGGGGGTAAACCGAGACCAAACCAACTACACAGGCGAAGGCGGTTGGTGGGAATCTAATAAAATTCGGTTTTTCTTAGGGTTCCCTCAAAAAATAGGTGGGTGGCTTAAAGTTTCCACATCCGCTTATTTGGGGGTATGCCGCACGATGTTTAATTGGCTCCCCACGCCCGGATACAATTTTCTTGCGCTTGGTACTAGCACCAAAGTTTACGTAGAAAGCAACGGCACGCTCAACGACATCACGCCTATCCGTGCAACTTTTGCTGCTGGTACTGTTTCATTCACCACCGCCGCGTTTTCCGTCACCGTTTTAGTCACTACTACCACCGCGCATGGTGGAGTCACTGGGGACTACGTAGTATTTTCGGGGGCAACTGCCGCTAATGGCATCCCTGCTGCAAGCCTTAATAATGTCCAATTTGAGATTACTGTACTCAGCACCACTACTTTTAATATCACGGTGGATACAGCAGCAACTTCTGCTGGCGCGGGCGGCGGCGCTTCCATCATTGCATATTTTTATATCCCTTCCGGGTTCAGTTCTTCTGGGGCTGGTGTAGGTTGGGGCGCGCCCTACTGGGGCGGTACTTCCTCCACTTCATCTCCTTATACGCTTCCTCCGTTAACAGGATGGGGCATTGCTGCTGCAACGGCGATTTCTAATCAAATTAGATTGGTGTATTTCGCGTCACGATACAACGTAACATCTAATAGAACTGATTTACTTTTTAATATTCGTAATAGCGACATTTATTACTGGGCAATAGATACATCGTTTACTGTAGCGCCAGCAGCTGGGCCTACTAACGCTGTGCTATTAAGTAGTAAAGTAGGAGCAGCGTCTGTACCCAATCAAGTAGGGCAAATTCTGTTTGAACCTAAAAGTGGTATTTTGATGGCGTTTGGGGCTACGACTTACGGCGGCGGCGTTACGTTTTTTGACCCATTGTTAGTGCGATGGGCAAGTCAATCAGATTATCTGGATTGGGATCCTGCGTCTTCAGAACTTTCCACTGCGGGATTTCTAAAAATTCAAACAGGATCTACTATCCTACGAGCAGTTCCAAACTTAACAGAAACGTTGGTGTTTACTGAACGGTCTATCACCTCAGTACAATTTGTAGGGGGCGATAGCGTATTTGCCCAAGACTTAATCTCTAACGAAATTTCTCTTATAGGGCCAAGTGCGATATCCGCTAAAAATAACGTATTGTATTGGATGGGTACGGATAAATTCTTTATGTATAACGGGCGTGTAGAGACTATAGAATGCACGCTTAGACAGCACGTATTTGAAAATATTAATTGGGCGCAGACAGAACAATTTACAGCCGCAGCTATCGAACGTTTCTTTGAAGTTTGGTGGTTTTATTGCTCTGCTAATTCCGACACCATAGATAAATATGTTGTCTATAATTATTCTCAAAATATTTGGTACTACGGCGACTGCACTGAAGGAATGAGCCGTACCGCGTGGTCTGATTCCCCCCTGCGGCAATACCCCCAAGGGGCGAGTGGGGACGATAACTACCTATACGATCATGAACGCGGTACTGACGCGGGCACGCTTCCGATGACTTCGTATATTACCTCCAACAACATCGACCTTGACCCAGACGGCAACAAGTTCATGTTGGTGCGCCGACTGATACCAGATATATCGCTTGTGGGCTCTGCGTCAGGAACGACTCCCAGCGTCAATTTTACGTTGTTCCCGCGCAATTTCCCCGGCGCTGCATACATGCCCAACAATGCAGAAAATCAAAATTTCTCCCGTTCGGTTACGCAAAGTCCCGGTTCTACGACGCTAGTTGAGCAATACACCAACCAAGTATTTGTTCGTGCGCGTGCGCGTCAGATAGGGGTTTCTATTGGATCTACCGAGTTGGGGGTTAATTGGCAACTAGGTTCGCCCCGAATCGATATACGTGAAGACGGTACGAGGGGGTAATCATGGCGTTAGATTCAACTAAAGCCCCCCGGATACCCAGCGCACCAAAAGAATACGATGCGATATTCTTTAACCGTTTTATGCGGTCTTTAGATACGTATTTTGCGGCAATAGATTCTAGAGGCGGAATAAACACTGACGTTCTATCCACTAGGCAGCTTGTTACGCCGTTCACTGCGCTTACGGTAGTTAACGGCGCGAACAATAACTTTGCGATTCCTGCCGCTACGTTTTTTAGAATCTCAGCCCCCACCGCAACGTTTTCGATCACAGGGATTTTGACGGGTAACGCGGTATATAATGCATCCTCTACTTTGGTTTATTCCGCGTTAGATGGGCAGGAGGTGGTGTTGTATAACTCCACGGCATATGCCATGACGATTACAAACCAAAGTGCTAGTAGCACCGCGCCAAACCGCATTATCACGAACACCGGGGCCGACATCGTTACGACAGGTTCTGGAGCGGTGACGTTAGTTTATTCTCAAGCAGATGCACGTTGGGTCGTCATCTCTGCACAGCTATAAGTAGGAGTCTGATATGGCAGGCATTGGTTCTTTTCGTGGGTACGATTCTCTTGACGCATTGACCAACATGGCAAACAGCAGCGGCACTTTTTGGATGCGTGATCCACAGACCGGGGCGCTTAACCCTGCGCTAAAAGCACAGCTAGACCAGCAAGAGGCGGCGTCTAAGACTTATGTCCCACAAAAAGGTGACCAAAGATACGGTTTTGTCAGATTTGGACAGGGGATGGATCCAGAGCGAGACAACCGTAGCTTCCAAGAAAAATTCTCCCAAACCAAAGGTGCTGGCCTCTGGGCAATGGGCATTAACCCTGATGACCCACAGGCCGAAACCAAAGCGCAGGCAATGCTCAAGCGCATCCTCGACAACCCGGAATACACCACCGGGGTCTGGGGGGACAAGACTTGGGGCCGCGACGACGCCAAAATGCCGTCTGTCCGACAGCTTATGGCACAAAATCCTAACATTCCGGCTACGGAGCTTTTGGATTACGCCAAGCGTATGCCTCAAGCGCAAAACGCACTTCAACCTCGCGACATAGGCGGCATGATTGCCGATTTTCTTCCGCAAATTGCGCTTGGGTTTATCCCCGGTGCCGGCCCCGCGTTGGCAGCAGCGTATGGCGGGATAAAAACGGCGGTGGAAGGAGGATCTCCTCTTGAGATTTTGTTGAATACCGCAGGGGGATATGGTTCGGGAAGTTTAGTCCCCACTATTCAAGCCGCTGGAGGCGTGGGTAACTTTATCGGGCAAGGGGTTTCTAAGGTAGGCAACTTTATTTCTAACCCTAGTTCTATGTTTAGTGGCGCGGCTAGTGGTGCTGCGGCTACCCCATTTAAAACGGCGTGGGACGTAGCGGGTAACGTGCCCTCTTCGCTTGTATCGGACACTTCTCGGTCTTCCAGTGCCACACCTTTGCTTGCCGCTGCGAATTTTATACCCTCAAACTCTAGGAGCACCGGCATTAAATCCACCATCCCCACCGCGCCTTCGCGGCCTAGCCAGTCGTCCCCCAACTTTGTCGGGCCAAGAACACCGGGAACGCCCACTCCCACTCCCGCATC